TCAAACAGTAAACGGTCAATGGTGGTCAAGCAACGGAGAGACAAGACCAGTAGTAGGGACGTGTAAATAAATTAAATATTAATTTGTATTAATATGGATAAGAGAACACAGAACGGAGGACATTCAACAAAGGCTAAAGGAGCTGATAAGAGAAAGAATGAGTACAAAGAGTTACTAGACTTAGCAAGCACACCCGAAGAGGTCGTAGAAGTCATTAAAACGCTTAAAGCAAAAGCAATCGATAAACAAGATGTTAACGCTATCAAATTGTTTTTAGAGTATTACTTAGGTAAACCGAAAGAAACAAAAGAGATAGATTTGAATGTAAACGAATTTTCTATAAAAGACATTTTCAGAGTTGACAGAGATAGTAATAAATGAACGGTATGATTTACTAGGCTCTGATAGTAGATACTTTGTAATGACAGGAGGAAGGGGAAGCGGGAAATCGTATTCCCTTAACTCGTTTTTGTTACTTCTTACTTATGAAGTAGGACACGTTATATTGTTTACTCGTTATACTTTAACATCTGCTCACGTTTCGATTATACCTGAGTTCTTAGATAAGATTGAAACTGCTGGAGTAACAAACGAGTTTAAGATTACAAAGGATGAGATAATAAACCTTCGCACAGGTTCAAAGATTCTGTTTAGAGGTATTAAAACAAGTCAAGGAACACAGACGGCTAATCTAAAATCATTAGCCAATGTGACTACATGGGTACTAGATGAGGCAGAGGAGTTAGTAGATGAAGATGTGTTTGACAAGATAGATTTCTCAATTCGTGCCAAAGGAATACAGAACAGAGTAATCCTAGTATTGAATCCTGCCACTAAAGAACACTTTATCTATAAACGATTCTTTGAGCAACGAGGCGTTCAAGCTGGAGCGAATGATATAGTTAAAGATACTACGTACATTCATACAACCTATTTAGACAATTACGAGCATTTATCGCAGTCGTTTATCGCACAGGTTGAGCAGATGAAACTAAACAATCATAAGAAATACGAACACGTTATTCTCGGTGGATGGTTAGATAAAGCTGATGGAGTTGTGTTTGAGAATTGGAGATTTGGAGAGTTTAATCCTGATGGCTTACAAACTTCTTGCGGAATGGATTTCGGGTTTAGTGTTGACCCTGATACATTAACCGAAGTTGCGATAGATAACACTAAAAAGAAAATATACCTAAAGGAACACATCTATAAAAACGGAATACAAACTCACGTACTTGCACCTTTGATACTTGAAAAGGTTGGAAGTAAATTAATCATTGCGGATAGTGCCGAACCTCGTTTGATTTCAGACCTTAAACACGCTGGAGTTAATATCCAAGCTGTAAAGAAGGGAACTATTGAGAGTGGTATTACTAGGATGCAAGACTTTGAATTAATCGTAGAGACTAACAGTCATAACATAGCAAAGGAATTAAACAACTATGCCTATGCAGACAAAGGAAGCAAGCTATACATTGATAGTTACAACCACGCAATCGACGGTGTAAGATACAATGTCATTTATCACTTAGACAATCCAAGTAAGGGAAAGTATAATGTTTACTTCGGTTAGAAACAAACAGTAGTTTTTTAAGTTATAGTATTATGAAGTCAGAAATCATAGTACCAAATAGTTTAAACGATATACCTTTGCATAGGTATCAGGAGTTCGCTAAGATTGCACAGAAGTCAGAGGGGGAGTTTGTATCTCGTAAGATGGTATCTATCTTCGCACAAGTTCCTTTGATGCATGTTGCTAGAATGAAGATGTACTCATTCAATGAAGTTGTAGACCATTTCAATACTCTATTTGAAGTAGAGCCACAATTCCAACAAACATTTACACTAGAAGCTAACGGTAAGAAGATAGAGTTCGGTTTTATTCCAGACCTTGAAGATATTACACTAGACGAATACGCAGACATTGACAATTACATTAATGATTGGGAACAGATGCACCGAGCTATGGCAGTTTGTTATAGACCGATTAAATCAAGGGTAGGAGATAAATATACTATTGAAGATTACAACGGAACGGATGAGTATTACAAGCTAATGGAGTTCACCCCGTTGGATATTGTAATGGGAGCAAGGGTTTTTTTTTGGAATTTGCTAAACGAACTCGTGAAAAGTACTCGCCTATCTTTGATAACGGAGATGGAGGAGATGGTTACGCCGAAGAAAAAAAGCTTCAAGAGGGGTGGGGATGGTACACAAGTTTTTACGCACTTGCAAAAGGAGATGTTAGATATTTTGAAGAAGTCGGAAAGCTTCGAGCTTCCCAAGCTTTCACATTTCTAGTATTTGAAAAGCAAAAGAATGAAGTTGAAAGAATAGTACTAAAGAAGAAAGTAAACAATGCTTAACTTAACACATATCGAAGATGAATTAGAGGCAATGAAGAAGTATGTACTTCAACAAAGTAAGTCTAATTTGACTAAGAAGGGGCATAACTTCTCAAAGAAGCTGTACAACTCTTTGGATGCTGAAAGTAATGTAAGTCCTAACTCATTCTCTTTAGACTTTCTAATGGAGGAATATGGAGTTTACCAAGACAAAGGGGTTAAGGGTAAAACCTCAACACGTAAAGCACCTAACAGTCCGTTTAGATTTGGAAGCGGAACAGGAAAGAAGGGAGGGTTGACACAAGGGATTGATAAATGGGTGCAAGGTAAGCGGATTCAGTTTAGAGATAAGGAGAGTGGGAAGTTTCTCAGTTACAAATCAACAGCATTTTTAATCACAAGAGGAATATACAACAAAGGAATTAAGCCTACAATGTTCTTTACTAAACCATTTGAACGGGCGTTTGATAACCTAGATAATAACTTAATAGAAGCGTTCGGACTTGATGTCGAGGACTTCTTAAATTACACACTAAACAACTTAAAAACTAATGGCTAATACTGCAATATTCGTTCGTTCACCTTACATACTTTCACAGGCTGGAGTGGCTAACGATTCTATCCGTTGTGATTTGTACTTATGGAATAGTCCAGCGTCAATACCAGCAACACCTAACCGTGTTGTATCTAAACCAATACCAAGTACAATACAAACGACTGTTTACTTTGATATTTCAGAGTATTGTAGAAGTTACATAAATCCAATTAGTTATACGGAGGTAACAGCACCTACAAATGTACCTGTTACTGATTACTGTTTTTGTACTGCTAAAGTTTACAAGAATAGCGTACTTCAAACTACATACACTTTCATTTGTTTTGATGGTTACGGTTATTTCGCAGACGGTCAGAATCCAACTTACAATGATATACTATTAGACGTTGACACTTATCAAATAAAGACAAATGCCAATAGTGGAGGGTTAACCATCTACAACGACGGCACAGTAGCATGGTATGTAAGGTATCGTGCGCTTAGTTTAACGGGAACAACTTATAGTGATAACATATCAGGACTTCAATACGTGCCGTACATTAGGGACAACTTTAAAGGTACTGGAGGAAATGTATTAGAGGTTTATAGAGATACTGTTTTACAAGCTACTTATACATTCCTAGAAACGTGCGAGCCTAAATACACGCCAATAAACTTAGACTTTATAAACAAATACGGAGCTTGGCAAAGGTTAATGTTATTTAAGGCTTCTTACGATAACTTTGAGGTATCAATGACAGATTACAATATGATGTCAGATACACCAAATTACAACATCTTAAAAGGGCGCAAACAAGTATTTAATGTTAACGGTAACGAGAAGATTAAAGCTAATACGGGTTGGGTTGCTGAAAGCTACAAGGAAGTTATAAAGCAAATGATGTTAAGCGAGATATTATTAATAGACAATAAACCTGTTAAATTATCTTCTAAGAATACAGAGTTACACAAGTCTATCAATAAGAAGATGATAAACTATGAGTTATCTTTTGAATACGCATACATGACTATAAACACTATACAATAATGAGAGATGTATCACTATACGTTAACAATGTTAAACTAGATTTATTTAAGGATGAGGAGATACAAATAACTTCTACCATCCAAAACGTTCAAGATATTTCTAAGGTTTTTACTGACTTTTCGCAAACGTTCACTATTCCGTGTACTAAGACTAACAATGAAGTGTTTGAACATTACTACAATAACGATGTAGATGCAAGTTTTAGCGCACAAAATAGGCAAGATTCAAGAATAGAAATAAACAATACTATTTTTCGAGTTGGTAAATTACAACTAGAAGGTGCAGAGGTTAAAGGACTTGAAAGCGATAATTACAAAGTAACGTTTTACGGAGAGGTTACAACTTTGAAAGATTTGTTCGCAAATGATAAGTTGAGTGATTTAGATTATAATTTAGATGTAGAGTATGACGATGCAACTGTGACTGATTCAATAGACAGCTTATCTGATTTAGAGGTAAGGTTCCCTTTGATTAGTTCTAATCGTGTTTGGGAATATGGGGATGCTTCGCCTGCTGATATTAGCACAGTATCAGGAAAGATTAACTATACTGAATTATTCCCTGCTGTTCGTGACGATGTTGTTTTACAATCTATCTCTGATAAGTATGGATTAACTTTTACTGGTTTATTCTTAACAGACCAACGTTTCACACGTTCTTTTACTTATTGGAAGAACAGAAAGACACCAAACTTTACTAACTCACCCGAACAAATACTCTTTAATGTTGGAGGCTCTGTACCTATGGCTGATGGTATATTCACACTTCAATACATAGACCCAACAACATACGCACCCGCTGGATATTCTAACGCTTACACAAGTAAGTTTGTTCAAATATATTTAACGTCTAATATTACAGCACAATACTACATAGATATTTATAACAATGGTGCGTTTCAAGGCTCAGTAACCGTTAATGGTGTGGCTGGTGTTCAGCAGTCGATACAATTGATAAATGGAAGTTCAGCAACTAACGGCAGTAGCTATGCGGATAGAGAGTACACTTGGTATGTCCGTTCACTATCTGCTATAACAGTATCAGGAACTATTAAACTAACGATTGTAGGGACGTATGTTAACGGTGGAGTAACAACTAACACTCAGTTGTCAATGGACACTTATGATTTAACAGACACCACAACATCAAACGATATAGATTTTAAATCTTCTGCCCCTGATATAACCGTTGCGGATTGGTTTAAAGGGACATTAAATCAGTATAACCTAACATGCTTTCCAACGTCAAACGATTTAACCTTCCAATTAGAACCTTTAGATAAATGGTACAAGTATGGTAAGGATTTTAATATAACTAAGTATGTTGATATAGCCTCGATACAATACGAGCGTATTAAACTTTACAAAACAATATCTTTTGAGTATCAAGATTGCAAGTCATTCATGAATGTAACGTTTAAAGATAACTTCAATAGACCTTACGGCGACTTAACAGAAAACTTTGCCTATGATGGTGGGGAGTTTAAAATAAAAGTACCTTTTGAAAATTTGTATTTCAATAGATTTACGAATACAAATATACAAGTAGGTTACTCTATGACAGACCCTATTGAGAATTCTGATAAGTCGTATATTCCAAAATGTACAAAGTTATACATAGATAAAGCCTTATATCCGGCTTCCTTTTATTGTGGGTCTAAAACGTACACAAGTTACGTTCCCTTTGGGCAAGATACAACAATAGGTGGAGCGTTTGATTATTCGTTAAACTTTGGTATAGAACAAAGCACACTAAAAGGTGAACTAATAGATAATAGTTTATTCCTTATTTATTACTATCCATATTTAACGAGTTTATTTAATCCTAAGTCAAGACGTGTTAGGGTTAAGGCATGGTTTCCGATTGACTTGTTATCCGATGTTACATTAAACTCTAAACTGATAATAAGAGATAAAAGATATTTAATAGAATCCATAAAAACAAATCTAACTACTGGAGAGGTTGAGTTGGTTTTATTGAATGACTTTATAATTTATAATGGTAACAACGGTTCTGGTACGTTTCCTAGTTCGGGTGGAACTACAACATATTCAGCAGCGATAAACTTTAATAACCAAGGTGTAGCATTTAACACGGTTGACGTTGAAGCACCTTCTGAAACTCAGTTTGTAACAACATCACCAGCATTACCTACAAGTATAACTAGCTCAACAAACTTTGAGATAACAATCCCAGCAAATACAACAGGGTTAGAGAGAACTAACACTATACCATTTGTCTACACATCAATTGACGGTACTGTATTATTTACTGATTATGTAGTAATAACACAAGAGCCTGAGAAAACATATTTAACAGGTGG